TGTAGTGTGTGGTGTTGCCTTTTGCGTTATGATCGTAAGGTGGAAATGCAACAAATGCGACAAAAAGACGAGAAGGTTATAGAGAAGCCGTACTTCCGCGAGCAGTACGAGCGGTGGGTCGAGTTTGTTGCTATCGGTGGCCTCTACGTCCGTGACGGTGAGATCGTGAAACAAACAATCACGGCGTTTGCCAAAGAGATTGGTGTGGAGCGATCGACGCTCAACCGTTGGAAGAAAACACCCGGCTTCTGGGACTTGGTTAACGATAAGCGAGGCGAGGCGTTCAAGACCGATCGTCTTACGGCTGTGTGGAATGGATTGTTCCTGCAAGCAGCCAAAGGCAAGCACGAGCAGGCAAAAATCATCCTTGGCCATTTTGCCAACTGGCAACCGCCCAGCCAGAAGCACGAGGTCAAGGTCGGCGGCCTTGGCGACCTTGTGAACCTAGCCAGAAACAAACGGATCATCGAAGGGGAGGTATCGAGTGGAACTGATGAAAGTGTGGCAGGGTCTGTCGGCAGTGGATCAACTCCAATTCCTGCTCCTAGCACTGATTATCTTGGGGATGTCATTTAACTCGCGACGCTGATGGAAAATATCACCCCAGAAGAAGCTCTGGCACTCATCGAGGGATATCGAAAAGTCCCCGAGCAGTACGTCCATGACGTTTACGGCGACAAGCCGTGGGAGGTTCAGGTTGAGATCTTGCGGTCGGTATTTGCCAATCGCAAAACGACCGTAGCAAGCTGCAACGCCATTGGCAAAAGCTTTTTAGCCGCCCGCGTCGCCCACGCTTTCCTCGACCTGATACCGGGATCACTTGTCGTCACCACGGCTCCAACGTGGCGTCAGGTGAAAGACGTCTTGTGGCGCGAGTTCGCCATCGCCCACACCAAAGCCCGGTTCCCGCTTGGTGGAAAACTATCACAGACGGGATTTGAGTATGACAAAGACTGGTTCGCCGTCGGACTATCGACCAAGTATCCAGAGAACTTCTTCGGCTACCACGCCGATTATATCCTCGTGATCGTCGACGAGGCTGGTGGTATCGAGGAGGAAATTTTCCGTGGCGTCAAAGCCATCACGCCAAACGTCAACGCTCGTATCCTCTACATCGGCAACCCGACGAACCCCGGTGGTACGTTCCAGCAGTCGCACGAAGATCCGACATTCAAGAAGTTTCAGATCAGCGCCTTCGACACGCCGAACTTCAAGCATGTCGGGATCAATACGCTCGATGATCTGCTGGCTGTCATGACGCCGCCGGATGGTGTCGACCCGCTTGATCACAAGCCGTTCGCTGACGTCGTGTGGCCGTACCCGACACTGATCTCTCCAGAGGTTGTCTATGATCGATATCACGAATGGGGAACGGATAGCCCCGCTTGGGAATCATTGGTCATGGGTCAGTTCCCCAGCCAGTCGGATCAAGCCTTGTTCCCCGCCGACCTCGTCAATATGGCTATGGGTATGGACAAGGTCGATCCCGATACGAACAAGACCTATGCTGAGTTGTCCGGGTGGAATATTCCCGACGGCCCGATGACGTATGGTCAGGACATGGCACGCTATGGCCTCGACAAGTGTGTCTGTTTCCCCCGTCGTGGCGGGTGGGTTCAGAAAGCTATCGCTTGGGGAAAGATCGATCTCATGGCATCGGCCGATCGCATCCTCAACATCATCGACCCGCTGGACGAAACGGTCGAGGTCAATATCGACGACACCGGGAACGGCGGCGGTACTACCGATCGACTCCGTCAGATATCAGATCAGCTCAAGCTCTCTGGCGAGCCATCGCATCGCTATCGACTCAACGCCTACAACATGTCCAGCAAGGAGAAGATGACCGAACGTGAACTTGCAAAGTTCCACGACGTCACGAGCATGATGTACTGGAACCTGCGTACCGAATTGCTCAACAAACGCATTGCCCTTCCTGACGATGAGGAGCTAAAAACACAGCTGATTGCCCGCCGCTGGAAACTGGACGGTGCAGGAAAAATTCAGGTCGAGAGCAAGGATGATTATCGCAACCGTACAGGCGGAAAGTCGCCAGATAAAGCAGATGCTCTGGCCTTGGCATTTGCCAGAAAGCGCCCGACCAACACCTTCATCACGCAGCCCAAAAAGCCGGAGGAAAAGCGCCCAGCTCACGCAATTGCTCGACGTGCTACCACGCCACGCGACCGCCAAGGTTCGATACTGACTGGCCTTGGTGATAGATTCTGATCAGCGTGTTACCATAAGGGGGAATATGGCAGATACACCACAATCTACAGGCAATATGGGAAAGCCGAGGGGCAAAAGCGGCACGCTGATCTACAGCGGCTACATATCCTCTGAAGAATATAACAAGTCGCTTGTCGGTAAAGCTGGCCGACGGATCTTTGACGAGATGTCACGCGGCGACACCAAAGTGGCACAAGCTGTGCGGGTATGTCGCCAGCCACTCATCAACGCCAACTTCAAAATGGTTGCTGCATCGGACGACGAGGCTGATCAGCACATAAGTAACTTCATCAAGCGTGAGTTGTTCGAGCGGAATATCAGTTTCCCCGATCTCATCCGTGACGCCACCTCAAAGTTTATCTACGGTTTTGCTCTCTGTGAGCAAACGTGGGAGATGACCGAATTTGAGGGCAAGACTCGCATCGGCATCAAAGAGATCGCATTTCGCAAGCAGATTAGCATCGAGAGGTGGGAGACGCAGGATGGAAAACCCGGCGTCACGCAGATGCTCAAAGACGGTATGGTAGACATCCCAGAGTCGAAGCTCCTGTATTTTGTCAATGAGCGCGAGGGGGACAACTACGAAGGTATCAGTCTGATTCGTAGCGCCTACGGTGACTGGTACATCAAGCAGGGACTGATCAAGATCAATGCTATCGGCCTTGAGAAGCAGGGCATCGGTGTACCTGTGATTACCCACGCTGCCAACGCTACAGAGGATGACAAAGAGATCGCTCGAGACAGCGTCCGCCAGTTCCGCGCCAATGAAGAAGCCTACATCGAAAAGGTCGAAGGTACGGAAATCGAGATGCTTGACATGAAGGGTCAGACCACGAAGGAAATCCTCCCAAGCATTGAGTATCATAACCGTCAAATCGTTGGTGCAGTACTCGCGCAATTCCTTGAACTGGCTCAGGGTAGTAATGCTGGCGGCGGACGTGCATTGTCTGAAGACCATAGCAAACTACTCCATGAAATACTCGAGGCCGCTGGCCGGGTGATCGTGGCTGAGATACAGCGCAAAGTCATCAATCGTCTCTGTGACCAAAACTTCACCGATCTACCAAACGGCTACCCACGTCTCGAGCTTGGCAAACTGTCCGAGGACGACCTGAGCGTATTGTCAGCAGCCGTGAAGAACTTCAAGGACGCTGGATTGATCACGCCAACGTTTGACACTGAGCAGACCGTTCGCCAAATTGCCCACTTGCCAGAGCTGCCCGAGGATTACAAGGTCGATTACGAGAAGAAGCGTGAAATGGCGCTCAACCCACCACAACCCACCACAACCCACGGAACGCCCACTGACACCACCACGACGGACAAGACTCTGACCCCAGATCAAAAGAAAAAGGCGGCTGAGAGCAAAAAGGCCGCCCGACAGCGTGCTATCGAAACATTGCACGTCGATCGTGACACGCTCCTCGACGTCGTTTATGGATAATCTGGCAGACCTACGCGCCCTCGAGCTGCATGACCGCGCAATTTTCGCGTCTGAGGACTGGTCGAAGGGATATGACAAAAAGGCAAAGAGCTTCACCAAGCTCGTACATGCTGAAGCACGCCTCGCACGTCTCGTGCGGGGCTATTTCCGTGACCTGTCGCTCAAAGCCGATGAAATTGTCAACTGGGATGAATACTACCGCCTGAAGGCTGCCGTAGCAGTCGATGTGACGGTCAATGATCATGTGCTGGCCGACGAGGACACGACGTTTATGGCCGTTGTGTTTGACGAGGTAGCCGAACTGGTGGCCATCGGCACACTGGCTGGCGAGGAGTCGTATGGTATCCAGCTTGGGGCTACAAGCTTTGACAGCGCCATCCAAACCATCACCAAACAGCACGTCGCAGACTTGGTAGGGAAGAAAGTCGTCAATGGCATTCTCGTCGATAACCCACGGTCAGACTACGCCATCTCCAACAAGACTCGTGACGACATCCGCCAGTCGATAGCCACAAGCATCAGCCTCGGTGAAGACAAAGCCGCTGCCGTCGAGCGTCTGCGTAGCACGATCAACAACAAGAAGCGTGCCACGTTGATTGCCGAAACGGAAAGCGTCAACGCCTACCAGAAAGGAGTGCTGTACTACGGAGATTCGACGGGGGCTGTCGGTAAGGAATGGCAGAACGTCCACGCTCTCGACATCTGCGGCGAGAATACGCGCGCCGGGATGATCGGTATCGACGAGCAATTCCCCTCCGGCCACCTCGCGCCGACCGCCCATCCTCGCTGTCGATGTGGCCTTCGCCTTGTGTACCCTGAAGAACTGAATTGACAACAACATAATCGTCATGAGAGGATAAATCCATGAGTAAGGCTGCGGCCACAGAGACTAAAAACGAAATCTCCATTGCACGAAAAGTGTCCATGGTTTTTGCCGACACAAACAGCAAGCCTCGCGCAATTCATGCCAGCAAGGAAGGCGACCTTCCAAGCCGTTTCGAGCTGCTGCATGTTGGCATGTGGCGCACTCCATGGCACGGCGATATCGCAATCTTTCCTGACGACTTGCAGAAATACGTCGACAACTTCAATGCCGGACTAGCCCGCGCCGACAAAGGCGACGGGACGTTCCTCGGGCTGCCAATCAATTTTGGCCATGAGCAAGGCGAGGAAGCCGCTGGATGGATTAATGCCCTCGTTATTGAGGGTAATATTCTGTACGCCGATCAGGTAGAATGGACGGCCAAAGGTGCAGAAGGGCTGCGCGGTGGCGAGTGGAAATGTATCAGCCCAGAGTTCTACCCTGCTGGCCGTGGTGGGTGGTGTGACCCTCTCAATTACGAAAACTACGTCGAGAATGTCCTCGAGGGCGCTGCTCTGACGAATATTCCACTATTTCGTAATATGAAACCGGTTATGGCATCTGTTACACTGGGTGATGAAAAGACAACACCTGTGTTCATATTCGCAAATGTAAAGGAGAACGTGACCATGAACCTAGACGAAATTCGTCTGAAGAACGCCGCTGATCTGAACGATCAGGAGCGCGAATTTGTCGCAGCAAACAAGGATCAGCTGAGCGATGACGAAAAGCAAAAATTCGGTCTGGTGACGGCTGACGCCGATCCCACGGACGACAAAGACAAGGAGGAACCAGAAGTGCCAACACCAACCGACGGCGGCGTAAATGCCAGCCTTTCAGCAGAGGACGCAGGTGTTCTCGCCAGCATCCGAAGCGGTGAAATGAAGCTTGTCAAAGCCGACACTCTCTCGCAACTCGAGGAAGTCAGCCAACAGTATCGCACCGACAAGGCAACTCAGATCGTCAAGGGTCACATTGCTCGTGGTGCTATCAAGGCAGACCAAGAGAGCAAGTGGGTCGACAAGCTGCTCGCTTCTCGCACCAAAGAAGACCGCGCCGAGATCGAGGCTTTGATGCACGATCTGCCAGACAACGAAATGTTTGCTGTCAAGGGTGATTCCACGAATGCTGGTAACGCCACCACGACCGCCGCTGACGAAGTTCGCAGCAAGGCGAACGATCTCGTTAAGGCTGCCAAAGAGGCTGGCGAATCTCTCGACATTGCCACTGCTATCACAAAGGTGTTTGCCAGCGACCGCGAGCTGGAAAAGCGCTATAACCAAGAGGTAAAGGAGTAATCTATGTCGCAGTTCAACACTAGCGGTACAAAAGGCTACGTTGCTACCGCCGCCGTCGGTGAAGGTATCATCGTCAAGCTCTCAAGCGGTCAGGCAGTTGTTGCTACCGCTGCCACCGACAAATTCATCGGTGTCACCATGAACAAAGCGGCTGCTGGTGAAACCGCGTCAATTCGTCTCCGCAGCTCGCAGGGAACCATCAAGGTCAAAGCTGGTGGAACGATCGCTGTCGGCGATAAGCTGACCACCAACGGTTCTGGCCAAGCTATCGCTACCGTTACGGCGGGTAACGAGATCCTTGGCATGGCGCTTGAAGCTGGTGCTTCTGGCGACATGGTCGAAGTCATGCAAATGAACGATAGGGTCTAAGGAAAGGAAAAATAAGACATGCCCGCTGTACGAGATACTTACGTTAACCCACTCCTGACCGACATCTACCTCGGATACAGTGGTGAGCAAAACTACATTGCTGGCCAACTGTTCCCAACCGTAGAGGTCGACAAAGAGACGGGTATCTACTTCGTCCGTGACAAGGAAAACCTCCGCGCTCCTGCCGACGCTCGTCGTGGTGAGTTCAGCCGTGCGAACCGTGTGACCAACACGCTCTCACAGGCCACCTACACCCTCGAGGAGAAGACGCTCGAATCGCCGATCTCATGGAAGCTCCGCAAAAACGGCCAAATGCCATTCGATCCCAAGAAGAACGCCACGATGCTTGTCAAGGACAAGCTGGCGCTCGACAAGGAAATCGACTTGCAGGCGACTATTCTCGCTGCTGGCGCTCCCGGTCTTGACGCTGCTACTGCATGGAATACCATCTCGACCGATATCGTAGGGCAGGTGCGCACTGGTCGCGACACCATCCAGAAGAACACTGGAAAGCGACCAAACGTTGCTGTCATCTCAAAGCTCTCGTTGAACGCCGTGCTCAAGAACACCGCTTTCCTCGCTTCGATCCAGTACGTCAACGTTGTGAACGAAGCAAACCTGCGAAGCGCCCTCGCTCAGTGGTTTGACGTCGAACGTGTGCTCATCGCTGATGCTATCAACAACACCGCCAAAGAAGGTCAGACCGACGTCATGGACTGGGTGTGGAGCGACAACTTTATTCTCGCTTACGTTACCCCGACCCCTGCCATCGAGGTTCCTACTGCTGGATACGAGATCAAGCTCTCGGGAGTTGCAGCTGTTGACGAGTGGAGCGAGCCGGACATCAAGACTGACTTCGTGCGTGCTACGGACTACTACGACAACAAGGTCGTCGATCCAAACGCAATGTACGTCATCACTAACACCGTCTAACAGAGGAGTAGCATCAGATGAAGGTTAAACTTCTACGCGATCTATACGTCCCCGACGCCTTGGAATACACCAAGGCGGGGACGGTCATCGAAGTCAGTGAAAGCCGAGGCGAGGAACTCATCGCCGTATACAGTGCTGAGCTGGCAGAAGGTGACGCCCAGAGCGCCCAGAGTGACGCAGTGACCGCGCCCGGTGCTGCACAGTCTGACGATATGCTTGGTGTTCCGCCAAGCGACGACATCGTCTAGGTGCGTTTTGAGGGGGAGTGACGCCACACGCTCCCCCGACTAAGCGCAGCAAAACATAACAGGAGTACAACATGCTAGAAGATGTGCCACAGCCACAACCAGAAACGCAGACAACCACTCTGAACGAGGGTGCTGGCGTCGCGGATGGTACTGTTTTACCGACTCCTGCTGGTCTGCCAGATGAACGAGTCGTGTACGACTACGACGCTGATGGAAATCTAATCGGCTGGCACAAAGAGCCAGTGGTAGGGGTATAGCATGGCTAGTACGCAAACTTGGAGCGAGTACAATGGCGCGTCTGCCGCCACCGAAACCGCCAACGTAACCGCTTGCAACTGGAAGCGCAACGACGGTGCTACGCAGTCTGACTACTCGAGCAACCCGATCAACTCGACCAACAACGAGAACAGCATGACCAAATACCAAGCGCTCAAATTCGCTGGTACATGGAACTCGCTGTCCGCCCTGACGTACAAGATCGACAACAACGCCCCAGCGACGGGACTTTCGATTGTTGGTGCTGTCGTCACCTCTGGTACGACTCCTGCGACAACAGCGTCAGGTGACTCTGCCCTCTCGACCACTGGTCTATCGGCAAACTTCAACAACTCGACTACGCCATACGGCGCAGGCACGTCGTCGACCACCGCTGGGGGCACGATGTACGCCAATGCGCTCCGATCGCAGCTCCAGACGACCTCCAGCTACGCTGGCGGCCCCGGTGACATAACGTCCCGCACGATCACCGCTACGTGGACTGAGAGCTAGACATGATAGTAAACGACAATTCAATGTCGTTGGATAGCACAGTCGAGGCCGTATACGAGGACGGACTTGTTGTACGCGAGATTGATCACGATGACGTTTCACAGTTTGTCGAAGGAAAAAACACCTTCCACGACATTCTCGAGAAATACCACGAGGCCGCACACGGTAACATCGTGCGTTTTTCTGTACACTGGAAAGGTAAGCGTTACGACGTCAACTGGGTCGGTCTGCCAGACAACGCCCGGCCGATACGATTCCGCCAAGGGAATCTCGAGACAAACGTCGAGACTGGGGCGCAGAAATTCTGGTGGTCTGGCGTTGATTTCGGCTATCAATACGTTGATAAAACTGGCAAAAGCCAGAAGGAAGTGATGGAGTTACGCTAATGGAACGACCAATAACTGTAGGCGACAGAGTAAGCGTCAAAGAGCCTTTTAAGCAGTTCATGCCCGGTGTCTACGCCGTTGTTTTGGTGAAAAGCGACGAAGACGGGACGTGTGTCATTGATGTTGACGGAGAGCACAAGGATTTTGCTCCCGTTCACCTAGAAAGGGTAGCGTAGCATGGCAGTTACCACAGAAGACGCAGCACTAGCTGGATTTCAACCGCCGAACGCCATCATCAAGACTGGTATCGCTACCGCTGCCGTCGGTGGTATGCGCGGCTATTCTTTGCGCTATGCCGCAGGAAACCCCGGCGCATCTGTCGCCCCGACGATCGGTGTGAACGGTGAGGCTGTCACTGCGTCGCTCAACACGCCCGCAGGCGTTGTTGGTGGCCGTATCCCTCGCACGAACCCCGTCAGCGGCAACGCTCATGTCGGCCGCCTCGCATGGAACGCCTCGACGCCCGGCACGCTATGGCTTATTGATCGCTTGTGGCACAACAGCGGTCTATCGACGACCCTGACAACCTCGCAGGCTATTACGCCAGCCGCTATACCCGCTCGTGACCGTACTGGCACAACCAACGGCGACGATGTACTCGCGGCGCTTGAGTGGTCAACGACTGGTGGTGCTGGTACGCCAACCGTGACCATCACCTACACCGACTCTGATGGTAACGCCAGCAACAGCGGCGTACTGACAGCTGTCACAACACCTCCTGTCGGTACTTTCGAGCTGTTCACACTCGCCGCTGGCGACCGTGGCGTGCGATCGGTACAGGCGCTCATCCAGAGCGCTACCCGCACATCAGGGGCATACAGCCTCGTGCTGTTCCGCGTACTCGCTCAGGTAGAAATCACATCGGCAAACATCGGCAACGCTATTGACACACTTACTGGAGGTATGCCGCGCGTGTATGACAACAGTGTGCTAGAACTGGTGTGGTTCCCCTCTGCGACAACCGCCACGAACTTCATGGGTCAATACCTCGAAACGCAAGGGTAGCACATGGCGACGCCTGGTAAGGGTAATGCTTACACCGGCACAAAATCCTCCTACCCACTTCGTAGGCGGGGTCTTCGTTCTGGCTCTTTGCTGATACACCGACAGCGTAAAGACAACACCAGCAACAACCCCATTTTTCGCAATAGCTTCTGGCCGAACATGTACCCGTCTGTGGCGCAGGATACGGTCGATGCTAACGCTTTCGGGTCGTTGACGCCGACGATTCTATTCACTGGCACGGACAGCGACTCTGACGACGTTCGATACCAAATACAGGTCGATACGGCTAGCACGTTCGACAGCCAAAGCGCCGATCCGGCGCGTGTACAGGTAGCCCAAAATGGCGCTTCCGCCACGGCCTCACTTGCCACCAGCTTCACGAATCCAGTCACGGTCGGGAATACGATCATCGTGGCGATCGGCAACAACTGGGGTAGTGATGGACAGGTCACAAGTGTCACAGACAACAAGGGCAATACCTACACGCACGTCGTCGGTGGCGGCGATGCTAGTTTCGTCGGTGCAGAGATATGGGTATCGGTTGGCGTCGCTACTGGCGGCTCGAGCTTCCAAGTTACCGTCAACCAGAACAGCGCTGACCTTGGCGTATCCATTTTTGAGTACAGCGGCATACAGTCACTTGACAAGTACATCGGCACGGGAAGCATCATCGGCACGGTGCGCGAATCCGGCACTACCGCCAATACCACGCAAGACAACGATATTATTATTGGCTTTGGCGTCCTGAACGCTGGTACTGGACAGTGGTCACTGGGGGCTAATTACAGCAACCTCAACACCAACGTAAACGCCACGACTGGTATCGAGATAGCCCTAGAGGAGAAGATCGTAGCGCGGCGTGGTGGTGCTTCGGCCACTTTCGGTGTCTTGGACACGAACGATCACGCTTTTGTCGCCGCGCTGGCGTTTAGGTCGACCGCAAAAACCCCGCTGATTAGCGCCCTTTCCGGCACCGATGCTGGGTTCACCAACCAAATAAACGGCGGCGACACCGATCCGTTCACCACCGCGCAACAAGTCGGATACACCACTCAATTCTCTCTGACGCCAGCCACGACATACTATTGGCGTGTCCGCGCCGAAGACCCGAATGGTAACGGTGCTTTCAGCGCGTGGAGCGCTACGAGGACGTTCACCGTCTCGAGCGGTGGGGCAACTCTGACCAAGACACAGAGTGCAATAGCGAGCATCGCCAATAACCTTACGAAGACGCAGCCTGCGCTTGCTCGCATCGCTGTCATAGCTACGAAAACCCAAGGCGCTATAGCTCGCATAGCGAACACGAGGACGTCGGTACAGTCGGCTATATCGCGCATATCCAATACCCGAACATCAACGCAGCCAGCCACCGCTAGGATAGCCAAGAGTGTCACCAAGACGCAGCCTGCGGTATCACGTATCTCTGTAACGTCGACCAAAACACAGCCTGCCATCTCTCGAATCGCTAATACGTTTACGAAGACGCAAGGTGCTATCTCGCGGATTTCCAACATAGTCACCAATACACAAAGCGCCACCGCGAGGATCATCGCCTTCGGCACGAAGACTCAGACCGCAACCGCTCGCATAGCAAATATCGTAACCAAAACGCAATCGGCTGTGGCTCGCATCTCGCAGAATTTCACGAAAACGCAGACCGCCACATCGAGAATTTCGGTCACAACCGTCAAGACGCAGCCTGCCACAGCGCGTCTTGCAAATATCATCGCTAAGACTCAGTCAGCATTTGCTCGCATCGTCAAGGCAGTGACGAAAACGCAACCAGCGACTGCACGTATCGCTGTTGTATTGACGAAGACTCAAAGCGCCGTTGCTGCCATCATCACCAGCGGCATATCTACAAAGACGCAGCCAGCTACTGCGCGCATTGTCATGGCCATAACCAAGACTCAGTCGGCGGTGGCGAGGATCGCTAATGTACGCTCGATCACACAGACGGCCGTCGCTATAATCTCAAACACCTTCACCAAAACGCAACCAGCGGTTGCTAGACTTGCCAATACACGCGCAAAGACGCAGACATGCTCCGCGTACATCATCACATCGGGATTCACGGCCGTGCAGCCAAACGCAGACGTGCTGCTCGAGCAGCGAGATGGGATACTGCTGGCCGGAGGTGACGGATCTATGACGCTTGATTCTGCGACCGGATCATCGTTATACATTAGCGACAACACTACTAATACGGTTATACTGGAGGGGAAATGAGCCAAACAATAAAAGTATCGAACTTCTCGCCAAACAACGTCGTTGAACGGTCAAAACTGGCGGCTGATGTTGCTATCGGCGCAAGCACCATATCGGTGGAATATGCCGACAATATCGCCAACGGTAACTATATATACATCGGTCGCCTCGGGTCGGAACTGGGGGAATTGCGCACTGTCAGCGGTGCTCCAAGTGGCCAAGTAGTGTCATTGTCTGCCGTCACCTCGAAGCTACACACCCGCTACGACGATATCAGCACGTTATTCGGCAACAGTATCCGCGTCTATCGTGCCGCCAATGTCGACGGAACGCAACCATCAGACGGCAGTTTTTCGCTACTCAGCACCGTCACCATCGACTACGACCAGCTAGAGACGAGCTACACCGACGCATCGGGCGGGTCGGGATACTGGTACAAGTTTACATACTTTAACTCAACATCGACGGCTGAAACGAACATCGCCGACAGTTTCGCTGTCCGTGGCGGTCAGGTTAGCTATTGTACGCTCGAGGATGTCAGGCGCGAGGCTGGATTCCTGAGCAATTATAATATCCTCGACAACACTGTTGACCTCAAGAGACGGGCGGCGCAGCAGCTGCTCAACGGTACTCTTGATGGTCTGTACACACTGCCATTCACCGAGCCTATCAGCCCATACGTCCGTGATCTCACTGCCCGCATCGGCGGCGCTATGCTGGCCATGGAGCAGTACGACCAGTTCAGCAATGCGTACACCACTGCCAAGGCAAAGTACGACCTCGCAATCGGCGAGCTTGATGATCTGAAGTCAAAGAAGACACTCGTCACCGACGCGAACGGCTCCAGCCTCGCGCTGTCGTCTGCCGCAGCTATGCAAATGTGGCCAAACGCTACCACGGCAGACACTGATGGTGATCAGGGCGGTGGCGAGAGGCTGTTCAGGATAAGCGACGTATTCTAATGTTTCAGGTATCGGTCAAAATCACCGGGACTCACGAGGAGATAGCCAAACTGAAAAAGCTTGGCCATAGCTTCGAGACGAACGAGCGCTTGATGAACCTGATCGGTGATGACGTCTCGAATTACTACTCGACTCGTGGGTTCTTGTCGCAGGGTGGTGTGTATCGCAACAAATGGCCGATGCTACAGACCGCCTACGCATTGTGGAAATCACGACACTATCCCGGCCGTCCACCTCTGGTGAGAACGGGAAAAATGATGAGCGGGTTCCGCCACAAGAGCACACAGACGAGCGTTGAGATATCAAACCGAATGCCGTACTTCAAGTACCACCAGTCAAGCCTCCCGCGCACGCGCCTGCCACGTCGTCAAATGATGGGTATCAATAGCGCTGTCAAGGAGATAATCAGACTGCGCGTGCAGAGTGAAGTTCGCCGTAAGATCAAGGAGGCTGGACTGTAATGGAAGATACCGCAAACGTTCAAAAAGACACCGTGGCGCTTCTTATGGAGCTTTGTCGCAGCACGTTTGGCGACAAGATCAAGGCATACTACGAGGGCGAGCCGATCGACATACCGAAGGACAATTTCCCGGCGATCGTTCTCTACAAAGTATCAGAGAGTGTGGATCTCGGCGCTACCATGACCGACGAGTACTACGAGACGATAATGATCAGTATTGTGCTGAACAAGGCCGACGAAATCGGAGCCAGTCCCGATACCGACCTGTCAGAGCGCAAGCTCCGCCGCATGGTAGGCGCTCGAGCCACCGATGGAAGCTATTTGCCGGGTACGATGCTGTACGGATTGCGCACTTTTTATACGCAGAACGGACGGATTTTGAAGTCAGATGTACGGATCGAGTACGATATTCTACCGATGGACGAGCAATATATCAGATCTCAGGCAAATATTACGTTGTCATTGAGGCAACGTGTTTTCGTGACAAATCGCACTTGATTGACACCATAAGCGCATAAAAGGATAATGGAGGCAACATGTATCGCTATAAAGTGAAAAACGGAGCAGGGGCTGTCGTACCGGGGGTCGGCGTCGCTGACGAAAACGGCTATATTGACTCACCAATCGAGCTTGCAGGCCCGCAGTTTGAACTTGCAGGCGAGACGAGTGCTGATACTGATAATAAAGTTGTCGGAACGCAGGTGCGCCAGCCAAACATGGTCACTGATGCGTCGCCAAACGTAAACGGAGAGGTGATGTAACATGGCAGAACGTCTGGCCAACCTTGGATATTTCGCACTAGTCAAGGAAGCGACGAGAGGCGTCCCGCTGACTCCTACCGATTATGTGCCACTGTACGACGAAGACATCGTCAATGAGATGAACTACCAGCGCCAGCAGCCTATCTATGGCGGCAAGTTCGACACCTATCAGGTGCTATACGGACAGCGCGAGCATCTTGGCCCCGCAACGATCATGGCTGAACCAAACACCATGGCGAAGGTGCTGGACATGACCCTGACCAAAGGAACGACCACTGGCACAGGGCCATACACCCACCCGTACACTCTTGGTGCTTCAGCTAATAGCTACACCGTCGACATCTCGACTGGAAACGTCGTGACACGATTCTTCGGCGTGGAGAACTCAAAGCTCACCCCCGGCTACAATGATAATGAAATGACCATGCAGCTTGCATTGTCGGCTCTCGGGTCGTTCAACACTCGAGAAATCGCTACAGTATCGACTAACACTATTACCCTGAAGATCGACTACGATCCGATCGCACCAAGCAAGGGGCTTGTCGCAGGCGATCTCGTTCGTATTACCAAGTTATCCACAGGTGCTACCCTCGACACGACCGTCACGACCGTCAACGGTGATGGTATCACTATCGTACTCGGTGCATCGGCTGCTGCTTTCGCTGCTGGCGACATGATCAGCCTACGTCCAGCCACCACGCCATCGTTTACTCTGTTGAACCCGTTCACATGGAGCGACACCCAGTTCTGTAACGGCGCTACTGCCGCCGCTGCTCTATCAGCCGCACAGAACCGTCTCGAGCAAGGCACAACGTGGGAAGCCTACCACAATTTCAAAGACGAGAAGGGCGAGAAGCGATCTGGTGGTCGCGATCCAGCCGCTCTGATCCGTACCGTCGGTGGATATAGCCTCAAGGTGAAACGATTCTTCGACACCCTCGACGACATGAAAAACTACCACGCCAATATCAAAACAGCGTGGGTCGCGCGACATTATGTGTATCAAAACGGTCAGGTGTACGAGTTGCGCATGACCATGAACAACACGAAGGTCGGCAACAGCCCGAAGCCACCGCTCAAGGCTGGAGACATCCTCTATAGCGAGATAGACTATATCCCTGCATATGACCCGTCTGATGGTCAGGGATTCGATATCAAAATGATCAATAACTTGGCGACCATCTAGGAGCAATAGCAATGGCAAAATATATCCAACGGCTCAAAGAAGTAACAGTGGTGCTACCGAGTACCGCAGAGCTTCCAGAAGACCAACAGTGTCGTGTCAGAATGCTTTCTGGCGAAGTAACTGTCGGCGAGATGGACGACATCGATACCAAGGCATCGGACGTCGTCATCGGTCGAAAGGTTCTCGCGAAGCGCATCCTCGACTGGAATATCGAGGACGAGGATGGGTCGGAGTTTCCGATTACTGAGGAGAATATAGCGCTATTCAAAGCACAGGACTTCGCAGAACTCGTCAAACACCTCGGACTCTCTGACTATCTCACTAAAGATGAAAAAAAAACATCATCCGAACAGCAACCGGGCAAAGTAACGGTGCAGTTTCAGCAAAGTATCTGATGTATAAGTGGCGGCGCGTCATGCGCCAGCCATGGTTCCCGGATATGGAGAAGGTGATCCCACTCAGTGTCGTTATCAACGATCTGGAGATGTACGGAATAGAGCAGCAATTGGAGCGACAGCGTGAACAACGATGATGTAAAAGTCAAGATCTCATCCGTAGCCGACAACTCCGGCATCAACTCGACAGAGCGGGAGCTGAATAGGCTTGATGACAGCGGTGGCCGCCTCGGTAAAACACTGAGCGGCCTTTCGGGTATGCTCCAAAACGTCGCGATCGTGGCTGGCACTGCCGCCGTTGCCGCTGCTGGAGCCGCCGTCGCCGTGGGCTTCCAGTTCAACAGCGCTATCGAGCAGTCACAGGCTAAAATACAAGCGTTCACCAAGGACGCCAAAAAGACTGGCGAAGTGCTGGCATTCGTCAAGGACGAGGCCGCCAAGACGCAGTTCAGCTTCTCAGACATGGCCGACGCTGCCGCAAACCTGATTCCGGCCTCGAAGCAATCTGGCGTCGCGCTGGAGACACTCGTCAAGCAGGCAGAGGTGCTGGCTGCTATCAACCCGGAGGAGGGGCTGAAAGGAGCTGCATTCTCGCTTCGCGAGGCTTTGTCGGGCGACTTCGTGTCGGTCGTCGAGCGCTTCAATCTGCCGCGTCAACGACTGAACCAGCTAAAGGCTGAGGGCGTCCCGGCCATTGAGGCCATCCGTACTGCGCTGAAAGAGATGGGCATCGACTATGACGTTGTGGCCGCTCAGGGAAAAACGACGGCCGCACGCTTCGACCAGATCAAGGACTTATTGACACAGCTGGCGGGTGTCGCCACCAAGCCGATTTTTGATGCACTGTCGGTGCAGCTCGGACGGCTTGGCGACTACATTCAAGAGCACAAACCAGAGCTTGAGGCATTAGCGAAAGTCATCGGCGAGAACTTGCTCGCTGGTGTCCAATTCATCGTCAACGCCTTTCAGGAATGGCTCAAGTTCATGCAGCCGACGTTCGACTACATCGGTAAGAATACCGATGCGCTGCGCATCCTCGGGGACGGCCTGAAGATCGCAGGGATGATAATCGGAGGGATAGTCCTGCTGATTGCTACTGGCCTTGTCGGGGCATTCGCAACACTGGTGTACATCATAGACACTACTCGCAAGGCTTTTGATGGATTCGCCAGCTATACGTCGATCGCCGCCGGATGGATCGTAGATCGCTATAACGAGGTCGTGAACTGGTTCAAAGCGCTTCCGGGCAAGATTGCCGCTGCGGTGTCCGGCGTTGCTGACGCGCTTACAAGGCCGTTCAGGGACGCATACAACGGCATCAAGGGCGTCGTTGACAATATATCTGGCTACGTCAAGGGAATCGGTGACACTATCAGCGGTGGCGTGTCGAATATCAAGATACCGGGATTCGCCGACGGTGTTCGCAACTTTGCTGGTGGTCTTGCGGTCGTTGGTGAGCGCGGGCCTGAGCTGGTGCATCTTCCAAAGGGTAGCAACGTCTACTCCAACGGCGATTCGCAGAATATAATGTCTGGTAGAGGGGGAACCACTATTTACCAGACAAACAATGTATATCAACAGGTAGACATCGAATCGGCAAACCGAGAGCTAGGATTCAGACTCAGCCATGCGTAGTGCCTACCTTGGAACAGCGGACAACCCGCTCCAACTCAAGATCCATGACATTGTCAATTACAATGACATCTGGCTTCAGAACGTCGAGGGGCTTGATTCACCCGACTACCGCATCACCGAGAACGAGCGGGCTGGTGAGGATGGAAGCATTATTGCGAGCCAGTTCTACGGCTCGAGGACTATCACGCTTGAGGGCAAGATCAAGGGCGATTCCGTCGAGTCATACGAAGATAACCGCTTCTTGTTCTCGCAGGCACTAGCTATCCAAAAGGACGCCTACGGCGTCCCGCAGCCACTCCGACTGACATTTACGACACTCTCGAACTTCACCTACTTCGTCGACTGTTTCGTCGCACGCCGACCAGTGCTGTCATCGGACACGGTGCTCGCAACCGACTTTCAAGTGCAGCTGATATCTCCTTCCCCGCTGATCTACGGAGAGACAGAGGTGGTAAGCACACAATTCACGCGACCGTCTGGCGGTGGGTTTGTATTGCCAGTCGTCTTCCCTATTACCTCAAGCTCGCTGATCGGTGGATCAGTTGTTGTCACCAACAACGGCAATGCGCCGACGCTACCGATCATCACCCTGCGCGGTGCGATGTCCAGCCCATATATCCAGAACTCTCGATCTGGAGGCATCTATATGCAGCTAAACTACACCCTCGGGGCAAGCGACACGGTCGTGATTGATATGGCCAAGAAAACAGTTGTTTTAAATGATACAACGACACTCCTTGGGGTAAAGAGCGACTTTGCTGACTGGTGGGGGGTCGAGCCGGGCGACAATACTATATCGTTTAACACGTCCGTTGCGTCGGACACTGGGACATGCGAGGTACGATTCTCGCCGGGGTATGTCGGTATATGAGCCGCGTACCGTCAATCTACAGCCTCGAGCTACGCAGTCCCACAGGGACGCTCATCGCCGACCTATCGGGCAAGGCACGCAAACGTCGCTTTGTCCAGAGTCGCAATGCCCCAGAGGAGATACAGTGGGAGGTCGATGTCAACGAACTGGAACAGTACGCGCGTGACCTCAAGCTTCCAGAGGACGGCCTCATTGTACCCGGTAGCACTGAAGTGCGGGTCAAGCGAAAAGGCCAATATATACTCGGTGGCCGCATCAACTACGCAGGTACATACCTCAGCTCGAAGACGCAGTCTATGACCATCCGCGCGAGTGGCTTTCTCGACATGTTCGCCGATCGCTACACTGGCACAACCAGCATGGGGACTGTGCAGGAGTCGTTCACCGCTACGCAGTGGACAACGATCGCGTCGACACTCATCACGCAAACGCAGGCGCTGACAAGGGGTAGCTTCGGCGTGACCATTGGTCTGCTCGCCAGTGTCGGTACGGGAGACAAGACGTTTAGCTATACCAATATTCGCGACGCTCTCATCGCACTATCGCAATCATCATCCAAGAGTTTCGACTTCGAGTTCACCTACGACAAGGTTTTTAACACCTACGCGAATATCGGCAACACGCGCCCGGATATCGTATTCGAGCACCCCGGAAACATTATCGAGATGGAAGTGGAAAATGACGCTACCCGAGTGGCGAATCAGGTGATAGCTTTTGGGCGTGGCTTTGGCGACCAGTCATCGACCGAGATAGAGGTGTCTGACTGGGGTTCGCAGGAGACATACAAGCTCAGGCAGAATATTATCGTCACCAACGGCACTGACAACTCGGATAACGGCATCACCGACGCAGCTACTGCGTACATGTCCGCCTACTCTATCCCCTATGAGCTACCGAAGATAACCGTCAGCGGTAGCCAGAATCCGGCGATCAATACCTACGGCATCGGCGACTACGTCAAAGTAAAAATCGGTAGCTACGGATCGCTGAAGCACCTAAACGGCATGTACCGTGTCGAAAAACGTGTCGTGACAATCGACGAAAATGACGACGAGATCGTCCAAATATGGCTAGGAGTATAGCATGATTAACAGAGCCGAAAACACCGTCGACCGCACCCAAGAAAATATGATCCTTGATCTACGCCGTGATATGCGAGAGCTAAAGACGACCAAGCAGACTGTCGGCGGTGACATCATCGAATATATGAAGTTGCCAGAATCGGGAGCGTTACTCGCGGGGCCGTATACCGTCGGGGCTGGGGCTGGATTGACACTGACCGTACTTGCCACTCCGCTCGGTAATAAACTGACTGGCTGGGACTGCCTCTACACGCCATATGTCGATGTTGCCGACGCTGCACACATCTGGAAAACTGGTGGAAGCCTGACGGCTGGACAGCGCAAAGCGAGTATCTACCACCGATGGGACTGGGCGGCATCTAACGACACCACCAATACTAGGGCATTTCTGATACTGCTCGAAAACACTGACTCTGCGAGCCATGACTACTATTTCAACATCCGCTTCTACCTTCCAAAGCTAACGGGGTCAAGTACATAATGATCGACCTCCTATCATACGGCTACAACTCTGATACAATAAAAAGTAATATGGCAATGCTTGCAGAAAGTGAAAAACGCTGATGTCCGAGTTCCTATCGTACCGTGACGGTGGTAAAACGTCCGAAGAAGGGTTTTCTCGATGGTGGGCTAAGACTCACTCGGGCGGTATGCCGACCGTCCTCGACTCTACATCTCTGAAAGCCTCTCAGCGCGGCTCTGGAGCAAACATGTCGGTGGACATTGCTATCGGTGATGTGCTCGTACCGTACACGACGTACATGTTCCATGGCTTCACTGATGCTATAAAAAACGTATCCATCAGTGCCGCCCACCCGACATCACCGCGCCGCTCGATTGTCGTCGCCTACGTTGACTTGTCAGTTGTATCGAGCGCGTCGAACAATAACCCCGGGGCGCTCAAGTTCCTATCGGTGGACGGTGCGCCCTCCGGCACGCCGATCGATCCAAACGACGCGGCCATTCAGGCGGCAGTCGGCATCGGCAATCCGTGGATGAAGATCGCCCGTATCGCTGTTGATGCAGCGGCCACAAGCATCGTCGACGCTAAAATTACTGACATGCGCCAGCCGATATCTTTCAAGGGGCGTCTATGGGGCGGAACGTCGAACCAGAACGGCCACATCATCCCGAATGTCACTGATTCTACGCTGATCGTTTCGACGACTGGTCTTGTCGAGACGGCGAATCTAGCCACCTCGTCCGTCACCGACTCAAAGCTGTCAGTTACCAAGAGCGCGTTCTTCGCTTTCCGAAATACAAGCGTACAGACCATTGCTAACAACACTTTGACGGTTGTCGTGTTCAACAGCGAGGACTACGACAAGAGTAGCGAGTACGACAACACGACCGGGAGGTTTACCGCTACTGTTCCGGGCGTCTATCAGGTAGGCGCACAGATCCGTCTGTCGGCGGCCGGTGGTGGTACGACCGCTGTCGGTGTGTATAAGAACGGGACGCTAATGGCGGAGGCAAACAGGCCAAACGCCGTTGCCTTTGAATCCATACCCGTATCTTGCCAGCTTGACCTAGTGGCTACGGACTTTGTCGAGATAAAGATGCTACAGAACAGCGGTGCAAGTCGTGATGTCGAGTTCAACCGTAACAACTTCTTCTACATGTCGAGGTCACAGTTGTAATGGGTATAGTCGACGGATTCTTTGGAAACTGGAACGGAAAATCGCTAGATACCGATGGTTTTCCACAGAATCAGCGGTTCCAGTGCTACGACGTGTTTATCCAGTATGGAAACGATGTCGTCGGCCATGGCTATATTAGCGCTCACCCCGCCGGTGGTGCTCGCGATTTGTTTGAGAACTTCGACGGCCTCGGGCTTGGAAAATGGTACAAAAGAATCGCGAACGACCCGAGTGACCCAAACCAAGTTCCGCAAAAAGGTGACGTTGTCATCTGGAACGGCCCCGACCCTCGTGGACACGTTGCCATATTCGATCATCTGGTCAACGCCAATTCATTTGTATCGTTCGACCAAAACTGGGGCGGTACATACTGCCACTATGTGACTCACAACTGGCAGCACGTCATTGGTTGGCTGCGCCCGCTAAAATTCATACCTCAAGCCGTCACAGCGCCAACGCCAGCGGCAGCGTCAACATCAACAGGAGGAAATAAGCTCATGACGCCGGAATTTATCATCAAGACATACGAAGCAGTCCAAGGCCGCACGCCGACTCAAGGCGAGATCGACTTCCATATGGCAAAGAGTAACCCGACGAGCTTCATCAACGGCTTTGGCGGTACTGAACGGTGGAGGGCGCTGCAAAGCCAGATCGACCAACTGGTCGCAACAAATAGCTCGCTATCTGTCCAACTGAGCCAAGCGACAGAACAGCTCACCGCCATCGCCAAAGAGCGTGATAGCCTTCGATCCGAGGTCGACAAGATGATCAGCACTGCCCCCGAGAAAACAGCGGAAGCAACCACCATCGTTCGCTATGTGCGGCTCGAAAAAGACATCAAGGTTGCAGCTACTAAAGATCCGACCAACGTGTACGGCATCAGCGATGTCACTCCTACCGTCAATGGTCAGGTAGCAAAGGGCTTTTCGTTCACCGCAGTCGGCAAGGCTATCCACTCAAACGGGTCGACGTATTACATGTCTGCCGGAAGCTTTGGTGACGCCGACACCACAGGGACTGCAAAGGTGGCACAAGGTATCGTCTCTAGCGATCTCGAGCTGGTAAAAGAAGCGCCACGAGCGACGATCGATCCTGCGAACCCTGACAGCTGGAAGGCTACGTTCAAGGTCAACAAGGCTGGGTCGTACATCGCTACCGACAGCGCCACCATTACTGACCTCGATGGAAAGCTAGAGGCTGTTCATATTGACAAAGGTACTACAGTCAATGTCGCAGGCGAGTTCGAGAAAGAGGGTCAGCACTTCTATCGCACTCGCACCAGTGTCCAAAACGGATCATGGTACGGTATACCTGTCGAGGTCATGGAAACATCGGAGGAGGACTTCGATATTGGTGAACTACAAGCGATGCAGGCCGCGCTAGAGGGTCTTGCGGAGGCCGATAAACTGACAATCCGCGAGCGTGCGGCCATTGCAATCGGTCGCCGTGACGGTGCGCTCAGCGGCATCATATCGGCAGTCGTAAAGTCGATAAAGAGAAAGGGATAATATGGACGTAGTATTGAAATTCGCTACCCCTGAACTGCTGTACGTAGTTCTAGCGGGACTCAGCGTGAACGGCCTCACCCAAGCTATCAAGACATGGTTCAACCTCCAGAAAGACTGGGTAAAGGTGCTGCTCGCCCTGTCGCTGTCTCTGGTAGCGGCAGCCATCCAGATCGTAAACAACACCGCCACGCTTGATCCATCGGCTCTCGGGCCTCACACCCTCGAGATCGCTGGATTCGCCACCGTGCTATATCAACTTGCCCTCAAGCCGCTATTCGCTGTGTTTGGCATTGCTAAACAGGTCAACGCTATCGAGACGCAGGCTGCGGCACAAAACAAGGCTGTCAAGGAGACACCGCCATTCCTACTGGACGATACAACTACCGTCGGCGACTACCTAGAGTCAGAACAGAAGCCAGCCCCCAAGGTCTTCCCCTACTAGTAGCGCCCAAGAAAAGCCGGAAGCGCGTCGAGTTAGGCGTACAGCAGCAAATCTGTCGCTACCTCGACCGCAACTTTCCGCATGTCGATTACATATCAGATTACGCCACGTCGCTCCAGTTGAACGCTGCACAGCAGCAGATATACAAGAGTATCAACTCCGGCCGTGGCTGGTCTGACATATTCATCGCATGGCCGTCCCGTGGATACCACGGATTCTTTCTCGAGGTGAAGCCCGAAGGTACAGTCATCTTCAACAAGGATGGAACCCTGCGAAAGCAGACCAAGCGACACAAGGGCAAGAATGGCTTCATCGTCCAATACGATCATCTACAAGAGCAATACAACTTCTTGAAACGAAAACAAAGCGAGGGATACTTCGCCCGTTTTGGTGTTGGCTTCGAACATGCGCAAAAGCTGATCGACTGGTACATGTGCGTGCCGCAAAACGGCGAACTATTCTAAAAAGGCCGCCCGGATGGGCGGCTCTCTATTAGTGAAGCTTGCTGCTCAGAAACGACAATATGAGCGTCGTTGCTACCGTTGTAGCTATCGTGAGCAGTATCTTTACGAATGGCTTTGTGATACTTCCAACCTGCTCCCGTGCCGCAGCAATAGCTTTGTCCTGTTCCACATCATGCTCTTTGATATAGGACAGGTCGCGTCGTACTGCGGCAACATCTGCCTTGGTTGCCATATTGGCGGCCTGTTCGTCTTCGCGCTCTTTTAGTACACCGATCGAGATACGCACCTCTTGAAGCATCTCAGCCATTTTTTCGACCTGCGCTTCAATACGGTCAATGTGTTTTTCTGTATCGGGTAGCATCGGGGTTTCCTACTATTGAGCTGGTACTTCAGGGGCTGCTGGAACGTCTGGGGTAGTGTCGACCGTTACAGTGACAATGCCTTCGGGACTAACAGGGGTAGGCTGGCCATTTACGTCGACCGTTGCCTGCGTTGGAGCTGGCGCTTCGGGTGCGGCAGGAGTTGGAGCCTCTGGTACTGGGGCGGGAGCCGGGGCTGGTGCGGCTGCTGGCGAGGTCAGACGATCAAACTTTTCGATAGCTTCTTGAAGCTCTACCTTTTCGGCTTCGATCTCGCTGAGGCGAGTTGTGAGGGCTTCTCGAGTGACTTCGGTTGATTCGACGACCTTGCGGACGACACCATTCTCGGTGAAAAGTAGCATGTTAATGATTCTCCTTACGTTAACTTTTCTGATTATATCACTCGACCAGGGAGCGACATGCTGGAGCCTCCAGCTTTGCTCTGTTGGCTTGAGGTAGAGCCGCCCAATACGCCTCTTGCTTGATGCACTCTTTCAAGCGCAATGCTTTGAGACGTTCGGCGTCAAGCTGCTGTTTTTGGAGCTGCAATGACTCGACGACCTTTGCTCTAGCGGCCTCCTCGTTCTTTTTTGTTTGGTACTGGCTGTATGCAATGGATGTCGCTACGAACCCACCGATGATAGCGGCCGTGGACAACACTGCGACAATTGTATGCCTCATGTGTTTATGTTTCCTTTCATACGCTTATTGTACCATTGAGCGTTAGCGTAGTGGGATACTCAGGACGTTACCGTCTCCAGCGTTGGTGGTAGGCATAATACCGTTCCACTTGTCGATAGCGTGCCACATCGTGTCGAGCTTGATTTTTTCCAGCATCTCAGGGGTAAGTGTTTGTTGCTGGAGTCTCTGTGCCTCGGCCTGACCTTGAGCATTGGCGACGGCCTTTTCGGCATCGATCTTGGTCTTTTCTAGCTCTTGCTTGGCCTGCGCTACCTGCTGGTTCGCGACCTGCACTGCCTCAATGGCTTTGTTGAACTCAGCCGAAAAGCTGAAGTTGACGATGTTCAAGTCGACGATGCTGATACCGTATTTGTCGAGACGTTGCTTGATCGCCTCATATGCCTTGGCTTTGACCGCTGGACGCTCCGTGACGAGCTGCTGTGCCGTGTAGCCAGCGCTTGCCGACTTGAACGACTCTTGTACGGCTGGCGTGACAACGCGAGCCACGTAGTCGCTACCAAGCTCTTTGTACACCCGGAGGGCGGTAGCATTGTCGAGGCGGTAGTTGAGCGCAAGCTTTGCGGTGACGTCTTGCAGATCGCTCGTAGCGGCAGTTGAGTCCTGCTCCTCTTTCTGGACGCGAGTCTCCATGTATTCGATGTGCTCGATTGGCCACGGGAACTTGAGGGCTACGCCAGACTCAGCGACGCGGTTCACTTCGCCGAAGCGCGTGATGATACCGACCTCTCCGGCGCTGACCGTGCGGGAACAGAATATCCAGAACCACAGCAGGAATAATGGCACGCCGACCACAGCCATAGCCCCGGCCGTCACACCGACAATCTCCTGACGCTCGCGTCCGTAATCATTTTTCC